CCTTGGTCTTAAAGAATTATATATTTGTACAGAGGATATTTCTTCTATTTCTTCTTCATCATCATTGTAATCATAAGAAGGCGGTAAATTTACTAACCAATTCTTATCTGCATCTGATAAAACTAGACCGCCATCACTGTAGCTATCTCCACCTTTATACCAATTAATTATTCTACTAGTATCTAATCCTAATTTTTCAGCCCCCAGTAATCCTACTGAAGCAGCCGCTTTTCCAAAACTTTTTACAACATCTCCTACAGAAGTATTATCCTCTTCGTATAACTCAGAATAATATTCTGCTAATATTTTCTTGGCTTCTTCAGGAGAAGTTTCATCTGTCATTTTTTCGTGGCGTTCTTTATCCTCTTGCTCAAGAGTTTTAATCGCATTATCGCCATAGGCTGTATCCCAATTTACACCAGAGGCTATAGCATTATCTATCGCAGTTTTAGTATCTACAATCTTACCATCCCAAACTGTAGGAATAATAGTCTGCACACCGTCTATTTCTACTATAATTGTTTTTACTGTACTAAGAGTGCCATCCTCATTTTTAACAGCTTTACCGTGGGCTATATTATGATAATGATGTTCTAATATTGGGTCCATATTAATATCCTACAGCTAAAGCAAGTCCACCTTGACTATAATTTTTAACACTGGTTGGGTCTTTTTTATCCATTAAAAAGCTAAATTCTGGATCATCTCTAGCAACCTTTTTTACATCTTTGGCTAATACTAAAGGTCCTATTTGGATCACCTCAGTAGCCTCTGTAACGGGCATTCCATCTGCTTTATCATAGAAGAAAGAATGTCTAAATGGATTCATACCAACTTGTACCCATCCACTATTAGGATCAGCCATAATTTCTTCAGCCATCTTTGCTACCTCTTCAGGAGAGGCATTTTTATAATCCCCAAAAATACGGGCTATAGTAGCTTTGCCTTTTCCTTTAGCTATATTAGCGGCGGCTCTAGGATTTGTTTTAAAATTTACATTTGTCAGTACTGCTACCTGCCCATGACCAATGGATCGTCCTGAAAGGGAATCATTAAATCCATCGTGAAGCGACACAACCCATGTATTAAAATCTTCATACGCACTAATATCTAATCTAGAAGCAACTCTAGTACCATCTTCTATATTCTTAGTTACCCCTAAAATTCCTTTGTTTACCTGTTCAGGTTTAAGGGAAGAAACTACGTCTGTAGTAGTAGGAAGTTCTGGTACTTCTGTTAAAGGTTGTATAGGTCTAAACGCATCGGCTAACTCTAAATATTCTTCATAAGTAATTTCATTTTCTAGCATAGCATTTATACCCTGTTGAAGTTGTGGGGTACGTACTTGTTTATTTTTTTCCTTGCCGCTTCTCCATGTTTTTTTCATATCTTCTGATATGCCTAAAACTTCTTGAGCATTTAGTTCTGCATCTGCTAATAACTCATCTCTGTTTGTTGCTACAGGCACTTCATCAAAGGCCTCATTCATTTGTTCACCAATACTATAGGTTGTAGTTTGTTCTCTTCTTTCAGGTAAATTTCTAACGTACCTATCTCTCTCAGCGTCTTCTATTATATCAAGATAGGTATTAACCTCTTCTATCATTTGATCATCAACTTCTTCGCCAAACTGAGACATTTGCAAAGACCTAAAATCACGGGGTTTTCCTTGATTATTTGCCCTACGTTGATCAATAAATTTCCTCATTAATATTTCATAAGGAATATCAGGAAGTTCTCCTTCGTAACCTGCAGCACCTGTAGGCCCTATTTGACCGCTATAAGTGTCATGTATTCTTACTGGACCAGAAATTAAATTTCCTGAAGTATCAAAGTTGGCTACAGACGAACCTTTGAGCATGGCAGTTTCTCTAAGGGCTTTCTCAGAAATAGCTACTCTAGCATCTCCCATTGTTGGAAACCCTTTTTCTACATAAGGGACTTTATCCATCTCTCGCCAAATAAGTAATCTTTTTGACCCTATCATATTATTTTTTAAATAGTCTTTAGCGGCATCTAAATTATCAAAACCAATAAAATCAGGGTCTATGTTTGTTTTTACCCATTCACTTAACTCTTTCATATCTTTCTTTTTGATAGGAGACTGCTTCATCATTTCAATAACAGTGTCGCTCATCATAGTACTGAAGTCTGATCCTTCAGGACTCATAGTCATATATACCCCTTTTATAGGAGTACCGTCTTTACCTAATCTTTTAGTAGCATTAGCTCTCTTTTGCATCTCATTTTCTACGGAAGCAAACGCCCCTGTATCAGGATATCTCATAAAGCCTCTGCCACCTTGAAGTTCTATAGGAACCTCAAAATCATAATCTCTTACTCCACCTCTAATCCCCGTAAGAACTTTACCTGCATCTGTTCTATCAGCCACAAGAGGCATAAGTAGTGACCCTTTTAGGTCCTCAATTGATAGAGGTTTCTCAGGCATAAGTAATCCCTGATCAGTAGATTGTACCTCAATGTCAGGAACGTAATTAGGGGCTTTATTTTTATAAAACCCTTTTGAACTTCCTGTCTGACGAACAGGGTCCAATTGCTCTTTAGTTGCTTTATTTGCAAAAATATTACCAAGATTAGAGCCTACCACAGTAGGATCGTACTCTGGGAGAGCCTCTACAACTTTATTGGCTCTATCTGCAGCCATTCTAGCACCCGACATAATAGCCTTCTGTGCTGCATCCCCTATACCCGGAACTAGTCCAATAATAGTACCTACGGCCCCTAACCCCCCAAAGGCCCCAACTAAGTAGTAGTTAGGATTCTCTTTAGATAATTCATCTTTAATAAATTGAACTGTTTCGTATCCACCTTTAATGTCTCCAATAATAGGAGTAAAATCGACAACAGTATTAGCTACATCTTCTACTGTATAGAGCGCACCTTCATCTTTAAGACGTTGATAGTACTTAGTTCTGTCCATACGCTTTTGTCTTGGCTTTTTGGTGACTTCTGAAGCCTCTAAATTATCTTGGTCAAAACCAAATAATGTTTCATATACACCCATTATTCTGCGCCTTTAAGGGTTTCATCTCGTAAGGTATACAGTCTTCTTAATTCTAAAATAGCACCCTGAATTTCAAGAATACGATTGGGGTCTTTATTAGTTTCTAGAAGAGTACGGAGTGTTTCTATTCTATAGTCTGCATAAGACAAAAGAATATCTAGTATAACCTTATCATTTACTAAAGGTAATAAAGTCCTATAAAATACTTTATCTATTATTTTTTCTTTAGACACTTTTTTGACTTTTTACATTTTGTTTTAGTTTTACATGGTCTACAATATCTCATTGAATTACCTCATTGGCTGTTGGTGGGGGTTGATCTGGTTGTGGTGCATTACCGCCATTTGCTCCACCACCACCGCCTGTAAATCCTTGTGTATCAGGAGTAGGGGCTTGTGGAGTTGCTGCCCCTTCAGGAACTGGGGCCGTAGGTGCTTGTGGAGGTTGAGGCATCATAGCTTGAATTTCAGCCATCATTTTTTGTTGTATGGCAGCTTCCCTTGGATCATTAAGTATTTTCTCTTCATCAAGGTCCATAGAAGAAGCTAATTCTCTTAAAATAAAATCATATTTTACAAATGGAGCCATCTGGGGGTTAGCAGTCATTTGCATAAATTGTAGTAACCTTTGACTACGAACCTCATTTCTCATTAAACTTTCTGTACCTCTAGCCTTTACCTCTAAGTCTCCCACAAACTCTGGATCAAATCTAAACTGCATATTAAAAGCAAAAAGAGATTTACCTAGTGGACCTAGTAAATAATCATCTATGTTGCGTACCACTGCCTTGATGTTCTGTGCGGCTGCACCCATCAACATAGACATACCTGACGCTGTACGCCCCACACCGCCTACGGCTCCAGACCCATGACTATAAGAAGGTATACCTGTAGCTTCATCGGCTAGTTGTCTACTCTTATCGAACATCATTAATAGTTCTTGGGATACATTTGGAAATTTAGTACCAAAGATAGCCTGTCCGGGTGCGCCACTTTGTCTACGAAAGACTTTGCCCGGATATACTTGTAGGTCTTGGCCGGGTACTAAATTAGTCTCATCTACCTCTATGAGTAGGTTTCCAGACAAAGCACCATTATCTACAGCCATTCGCATAAAACCATTCATCAAAAGTTGTGTATCGGTCATATTTTCCGCTACACCTATACCAAAGAATGAATAAGGGTTTAATTCGTATGGTACTGCAAGATAAGGTATACGACTAGGAGTAAAAGGATTAAGAACTAGGCGCAATATTTGTCCATTGCAAACCCATATATTTACTTGAACTTGATCCTGATCTTCTAGTTCTTTTGGAATTTCTAAATCAGCTTCTTCAGCTAACTCACTATCAAGAACTCCCCAATATTCTAAAACTTCAAATCTATCTATGTGTTCTGAGGTTCCATCCTCTTCTAGTGCGTCTTCCCAGTAGTTACGATAATAATCTGCACCGTTGTTAATAGCTAATTCGATAGACTCTTCTCTGAAATGTGGGCGTTTTTTTAGATTTCGTAATTGTGTACGGTTAAGTCTATGTCTCTGTATAGTAAACTCAGCTTCTGACATATTCCTAGCGTCTGGGTCTGGGTAAAAATCCCAGATAGATACATATTCCATTTTAGGAATAGTTTCCATCATAGGATTGTATTCACCGTCTATATTCCATCTAGGATATTCTTTAGATTGAGCAAATGGACCCTTCATAACGCCAGTTCCAAACAAGCAAGTCTCAAAGGCTACTGAGCGTAAGTGTTTTGGGGCTTCACTTTCGTCTAACTGGTCGTGCATCAACTTTTCCATGCGTTGTGCAGCAACTTTAGCAGGTTCAAACACTAGAGAACCTTGTATGTTAGTGGTATCTACCTCTAATTCGTCTTCTATTGGGCCAAGTTTGTCAGCATACACGCCTAAGTCTTTGGCAATGTCCGGCCTAGCTATATTATAGGGAACTTTAAAGTCTACATTGGCCTGTTCTTTAACTTTTTCAGATGTAACTCTATTTGGATTAAAAGATACAGTGTCTTCTACGTTATTTGGGTACTTTCTAGCTTCTATTCCAATAGGGAACTTTGATCCTGCAAACAGTACATCTACTACTTGGGCGTATGCAGCCAAAACTTTAGTTTTAGTTACTTTAATAAAGGCTTTAGATTTTTCAGTTTCTGTAAATTGTACTTCTGAACTGTAAATTCCTCTATAATTGCGATAGGAATCTAACCAACGCTCTTCATCAGACAGTCTAGCATCTTTTGCCCGTTCATATTGGTTTTTAATGTACGATACAGTACCAGAAAGTTCTATGTTTTGCTCTTCTGGGTTACCATTTTCGTCCACAGACATAGCCAAATCGCTATCTATTGCGTCTTCAGGTAGAGGTTTATCCATTAATGCCATATTTAATATCCGAATACTGGGTCAGCAGGTTGCCAACTTTGTTGAGGTACACCGTGACCCATATCAAAAGGCGAAAATGCCTTTGGCCTACTCATTGCTGCGTACCGAATTGAGTCGTAAGTATGTCTTTGTTGCGAAGTTCTAGAATCAATATCATCCCCACCTTTGGGATCAGAAGGAATTATAGGTAAATCTGCTATAACTTGCCTACAAGTATTAAAAAATTGTATTCCTGCTAGTCCTGTTACCTCATCTACCTTTAGTAACTCATGCACTCTGTTCTTTCCTGCAACCCTAGAGCCATTTGTTCTATCACTAGGTCGCCATCTACAACCCTGAGATATCATTTCCTCTGCTATAGAGGGGCCAATCTGCCCACGTTGATGCCAACAAGAACTATCTAATATTCCATACTGTATTTTTTCACCAAGTTCTGCTTCCAATACTGCCCTAGCTAAGTCCCTACCTGTATGTTTAGATACATACAACTCCCGATAACAAATTAAAGTGTCGTAGCTAGGGTCAATAGCAAACCAATGTACTGAACTAAAACTAGAATAACCATAATCGCATGACCTGAATCGGGTCCAATCATTCGGAATATCATAAGGCTCAATAACGTGATCTTTTTGTCTAAATTCTGGGAAAGCTGCCCCATCTGCTACCCCCCAATCTCCCTCAAGTAATTGTCTACGTTGCATTTCTGGAAGTGATAATAGGTTAGCCTCATATTGCCCACCTTCCATTAGGTACGGATTATCAGAAAGTTTAGCAGGTATAAACCGCCTGTAAAAAAGAGGTTGCCCTGCTTTTTCATGGCTCTCTGGATATACTAAATCTTCTCCTGTTTCTACATCTTTTGCTATGAACTTATTACCTGCAGGGGCAGGATCAATAAAACACCTTTTAACCCATCCATGCCCTATTCCTCCGGGGTTTGTTGTAGCCCTCATGTAAATAGGTAAAGTAGGGTCCGTGGTACGAAGTCTTGATCTTAAATAATTCCACGCAAAGGGACTAGGATACTGGGTCAACTCATCTACAGCTATATAACTAAATGACTGACCTTGATAACGTAGTACGTCTTGATCCCTTTCTAGATAAGTAAGCCACAATTTAGCCCCACTGGGGAATGTCCACTGAGACTTCTTTTCCTGCCATCTAGCCCCTTTAAATGCTCTAGGGTATAATCCCTGAGATTTAAAAATTAACTCCCTTAGTTCATCATTGGTTCTACGAAGGATAAGACCATTAAAATTAGCATTATCAAAATAACGCATAGGATCAGCAAGTAAGCCGTAACTCTTACCACCACCTGCACTGCCCCCATATAGTACTTCCCTTTCAGATGCTGCAAGGAACTCTGTTTGGGGTCCTGCATTAGGAGAAAATACTACCTCTTGTTCTTGTTGTTTAGACTTAATTACTGAAAAATCTAAGTTTTCAGTTACAGTTTCGTTTTTAGGAGTTAACTCTTCTAGTTTCTTTTTAGCCATTGTAAGCCTACGCTTTGCGTCTGTTTGCTTACGTTTGGCTACAGCTACCTTCTTATCTTCAGGGGTCTTAGGTCTACGCTTACGATTAACTTTATCTCTTTCTGCTAAAACCTTAGAAGGATTATCTGAGTCTTTACCTCTACGATCACGCCAGATATGTATAATACCTTGGTGACTTATCTTATCACCTGTTTTTGAAGCTAACCAAGAAGCAGCCTTTCTAGAAGAATGCCCCTGTTCTAAATAATCTAAGGCTTCTTCAACTAAAACTGCTTTTTCTTCATCAGGAATTAATACTAAAGGATCATTCTCTGAAGCCTTATATGCATAAGGTATTTTAGCTGTTTTGTTAACTCTTTTCTTATTCAGCCAGATTGTCACTATCATTTTTCGGTGGGAGTATAAACATCGCACCGCCTGTATTGTTTACTTCAATTTGTTCTTTTTTAACCAACCCAGTACGATCAAGTATCTGAGAAGCTGCAGCTATAGAATTTCTGGCCCCCATAGCTTCTGGATGGTCTAATACATCTACCATACCCCAAGCCGCTTTAGGAGCATTCATGGCTAATAACATTGATGCTTTTTCATTTATTTCTTTTTGAAGTGGACCTACTACAGAATTAATACTAGTTGTGTCAGCATATCCTGCTTGTCTCATAGCTTTTCTAATGTCTCCCCGTACTTCTGGTGTCATAAGAAGTTCAAGAAACAAAGATTGTTTTTCCGTAAAGTTTTTATCTTTACAGGCACATTCTCCTGTATGAATTGCTCCGCAAGTACATTCAGCCATCTTCTCTTCCAATTCTACAACTTATCAACAAATTTAGCTATCTGACCGCAAAAAGGTAACAGGGCTACCGCCATTAATAAGTTGGCCCCTGTATGAACAACAGCTATTCTAAGCGTGTCGCCTTTTGGCATACCATCGCTAACAAAAAATCCTGCTAACCAGATTGTTCCTGTGGTTCCAATGTTCGCACCCAAAACCGCAGCTATTGCAGCAGGTAAAGGTAAAGCACCAGAAGCAACTAAAGCTATGATTGCAGTAGTGCTAAGAGAACTAGACTGCCAAGCTAGGGTCATTGCTATCCCACCTATGAACATATAGACAGGGTTTCCTAAAAACCATTGCAGGTGTTCTATATTACCTAGTGATTTCATACCCCCAGAAAATAGTTTTAAGCCGATATAGAAGACAATTAGGCCACCAAGGGCTTGAATAGGCGGTGAAAGTATCATCAGCGTAGAAACACAAAGGCCAAGCCTACTGCCCCTGTACAAATCATCCAAAAAAACCTTTCAGCAAAGGCAATTTTTTGACCTCTTATTAAAGATTGTTTTTCCATATCATCCAATCTCTGATCCATCTTTTTCTGATAATCAGCTATGTTATCCATGCGCTTAAATGCAGAGATTACCCTCTCTTCCATTCGAGCCATTTCAACGATTGCCTCAGATAACTTATCTATTTTATTCTCTACACGAGACAATCTTTCATCCATTGGTCATTCCTTAGATTGAATTATCTGAAACATCAAAACAGTAAGGTCGGGTTACTACACCAAAGTTATTAGCCGTATGTCTAGCTACATTACTCATTTCCAATTTACATTCAGCCATGTTTGTAAAACGCTTCTTTTCGTAAGCAACTACTTGACAAGACCTAACGTCCGTAGGCACAAGGCAACCTAATATTAAACCAAGTATCATTTATTTATCCTCTGAGAACTCATTTAGTACGTCTTTTGAGGTGGTCACTACTACTACTTTGCCTTCATCGTCGTACACAACATACTTACCTTTTTTCTTTCTTATGACTGTGTAATTTTTTACTTCTTTTTCCAATTTACCCGCTTTTTAGAAGTTTTTTTCTTAGTTGCTGTTTTTGCTTTAGAAGTCTTACACTGTGCCATTGTGGGTCTACAGGCCGGATAACTCCTTTTACTTTTTGTTCTAGATTTACGTCCACAAGGTTTACCTGTCTTACAGTCTACCCAACCCTTTCCATTATTCTGAGAGAACCAAGTTTTAAGGCTATTACTTTTTTTTCTTGCCGCCACTTTTCTTGCCCCAATTCTTAGCCCCTACCTTACGGCACTTAACCAAAGCACCAGAGCCATAAGCAGAAGGCCATGTCCCACCATTTTTAGTATAAGACCTTTTTACCTTATGGTAACAGGCATCTTTCTTAGTTTTTTTCTTTTTAGCAGCCATCAGATTACCACTTCTTACAAGACCAATATCTTGCGCTAAATTTGTCTTTAGCAGTATCGCACTTATGCCTTGCTCTAAATGATTTACGTCTTTTAGGGTTGCTTTTCTTAATAGTCATATTAGGATCGCCAAAACGAATTATTCTTTCCTTGCCGCCTTTACACGCCTTAACTACAAACTTTTTAGAACCCCCTGAAGTACGTCTAGGCTTATTACAGGCCATGCGCTTTTTATTAACTTTAGACATAGATATCTACCAATCGACCTTGCTTATCATTACGCATTCTTTCG